GGATAAAACAATGGATCGTTACATCATCAGTTCAATTCGAGTCGGCGAGATCGGAACCGCTTTTATAGCGTCACCGTCTGACGACATTGAATGGTTACTCGCTGGAGGGTTCATTCAGCGTTCCGACACCCATCCGTCTAAGGGTGCTAAATTAGCGACGAAGCCCGACGCGACCAAGAACACAAAGGATTGATCCGTCATGGCAACTTCTACTTATCTTTCAAACCCAGTCGTCTCAATTGGCGCAGTGGACATTTCTGATCAGTGCACAAGCGCAAACTTGTCGCAAAAAATCATGGCTTTGCCTGACAATGCGTTCGGCTCAACTTCGACAAGTTTTACGGCTGGTTTGCAGGACAACACTTTGACCTTGGAACTTTTTTGGAGCACGGCCAGTAGTGAGACTTACGCAACTTTTAAATCGCTTGTCGGAACCAAAATTGCGTCAGTAACCATCAAAGGAAGTTCGGGCGCTACAACCGCAACGAACCCACTTGGAACCTTGGCAAACTCATATCTTGAAGAGCTGCCTGTCGTTTACTCGCTTGGAGAATTAAGCCGTTGCACCATTGTTCTGCGTGGTGGCACGTTCGCCTGGGCTGAAGCCTGATCTAACAAACCCCGAACAAAGGACCCGACATGAAACTTACGATCCGATTCGACATCGGCTACGGATTTGCCACGATTACGACAACGCTTGCAACGCTTGTCGCATGGGAACGCAAGTTCAAAATGAAAACGTCTGACCTTGCCGACAACTTTGGTATGGAGGACATGGCTTTCATGGCATGGCACTCAGCCAAAGTCCAGACCGAACACGGCCAGTCAATCCCAGTTGAATTTGACTCGTTTGTTAACAAACTTGTTGAGATTGAGATCGTGAGCACTGCGTCCGCAAACCCTACGAAAGCGGATCGCACCGCCACTCTCTAGCCCAACTTTTAGTCATAACAGGCTGGTGGCCACCTGGTATAGACTTTGATTCAGACGACCTCTCGACAGTCGCAAAGATCTTAAAGGAGAGGTGAACCATGTCAATGCAAATACAGGGACTTGAGTCCACTCTCAAAGTTCTTAAAACGGTGCAACCCGAAGTCCAAAAGCAGTTCTTTAAGGACGCTAAAAAGATCCTTAAACCTGTGGTTGATGAGGCAAAAAAGTTGTATCCGTATGGCGACCCAACTAAAAAGAATGGCGCTTGGCCGTCTGGTATGAGTCGCACCTGGGCACCTAGTGGCAGACCGTTGTTTCCTTACTCACAAAGCACCGCCATCCGAGGCGTCAAAATTGAGACGTCATTGTCAAAGAAAAAGGACGCGATTCTAAGTCTTGTGAACAAAGACGCTGCAGCTTCAATTGTGGAGTTTGCCGGTACTAATTCAAATCGTCTTGCAGACGCTCTTAACGGCTGGTCAGAGAAGCCTCGAGTGATGTGGCGTGCATATGAGAACAACGCTGGTTCAGTTGAGTTACAAATGAAAGTTTCGGTTGATGAAGTTATGGCGTTAATTAACCAGGTAACAAAAACGGTGGTGGTCTAATGGCTATTCGAATCCCAATCATTACTGACCTGCAAGACAAAGGGATCAGGGACGCCAAGACAGCCTTCGGCAACTTTAAGACTGCCGTTAAAGACGCTGAAGGCGGTTTAGGAAAGTTTAAGGCTGGTTCAAAGGCTGCTTTTGATGGTGTCAAAGCGCAGGCTGGCAACATGGCCCTGATGGCTGGAACTGCTATCGCTACTTTTGCTATTAAAGCAATCGGAGACTTCCAAGACCTAGCGATCGCTGCAGGAAAGTTTAGTGATGCCACTGGTTTAACTGTTGAGGATGCTTCAAAGTTTATGGAAGCCGCCGGTGATATCGGCGTTCCTGTTGACAAACTTGAAACTGCTATTGGCAAATTAAACCGAACTATTGGAGCCGACCCTGACAAAGTTCGTGACCTTGGCGTTGACCTCGTATATCTAAACGACGGATCGTTAGACGTTAACGAAACCTTTCTTAACACAATTCAACGCATTAAAGACATTAAAGACCCTGCAGAAAAAGCCAAAGTTGCCGCCCAGCTGCTCGGCAAAGGCTGGCAGGACATGGCCGAACTTATCGAGATGGGCGCTGATGATCTCAAAGCCTCATTAGACAGCGTTGACGACTCAAAGATTATTGACAAAGAGGAAGTTGACAAAGCCAAAAACTATCGTGCCGCTATGGATAACCTCAAAGACTCTTTTGAGAAAATGGCTATAAACCTTGGAGAACGTTTACTTCCAAAAGTTGCTGAGTTGCTTGACTTGTTAGCCAAATTACCTGGAGCGTTGCGTGGTGCTGGAGGCGTCGTTGAGGATGCTTTCTCAGATGCAGACTTGGCAGAAATGGGCAACGAGGCCGCAGCTGCACGAATTGAATTTAAAGCCCTCGCCGATATGTACGGCGGCTATTACGCCAGTCGAGTACAGGGTGCCAAAGACGACACCTACAAACTTGAGGAACAAATGTTGTTACTTGAGGAAGCAACAGCTGCAACCGAGGAAGCATTCCAGAATCTTAAAAACGAATTGAAACTTGACAGTGCAGTTGCAGACGCTAAAGGAATGCTTCAGCAGCTCAAAGAAAAAGCCGTCGAAGCGTTCCGAGGTGCTGACGGTGCTTTAAGTGAATACGAACAGGGCCTTATTGACGCCAAACTTAAGATCCTTGATCTTGCCGAAACCATAACTTTGACTGATTCGGAAAAGAATCGGATTCGAGTTCTTGTTGATACTGGTCAACTTGAAAAGGCTTTAGCCATGATTGAGGCGATTGGGAACACCGAAAAGTTCAAAAAGTTGTATGGCGGTACTACCGATCCTTTTGCGGCTATTGCTGGCGCTAACACATTTGACCTTTCGGGTTTGCAGTTTCGTGCCAACGGCGGTCCGGTCATGTCGGGCAGTTCGTACATTGTGGGCGAGCGCGGTCCAGAGTTGTTTACACCTGGCACGTCTGGAAACATCACGCCTAACGGTGCGATGGGTGGCGGAGCAACAATTAACGTGACAGTCACCTCAGCAAACCCCGACGATGTTGTTGCAGCACTCCAAAAGTGGGTGCGAAACAACGGTCAACTCGCTTTGGCTAGCACCAGCGGAGTCAGATTCTGATGGCGTTCGCGCTCACATGGAAAATAGAGTTTGGTGACGTAAACGGTTTCACTGACATTACTTCTTATGTTCTGCAAATGAACATGGAACTGCACGCAGAGTTGGCTATTGCGGGCAGGGCTTCAGCATTAATAACTATTAACAATAACGGTGGACAATTTACTCCTGTTAGCGGAACTTACGGCTCGACTGACTGGTTTAGTAAAGCCATGGTTATCACTGCGACTTCAGGGGCAAATACTGGGATTGTGTTTGCTGGAATGATTGTGGATTATGACATTGATATGGTGAGTCAAAAACAGTCAAGTGTCACTATTCAGTGTTTAGATGCTTTAAGTTTGGCAGGAAAATCTTATGAAACGTCTAATGGGAGTACTGTAACCACTGCTTTACAACGTGCAATTGAAGCAGCTTTTAACGGTGGCCTGTTTACTGATTGGCCCGGCATCAACACTCCAATGCTCGGCAACTCAACATATGATTCACAATTAACCGTAACTCAAGCAAACGCTTACACAACTTATATATTTCCCGAAAAAGTTGATGACGCATTTGTTGGCGACTGGTTTAATAGTCAACTGTTACCTTGTGGTCCAGCAGTTTTAATCCCAACAGATTATTCAAAAATGACTGTTGGCGTTGATCCAAATGTTTGGTCTTGGAACGCGACGTTAATTGACAACGAACTGAACCGAACAACAAAAACTCTTTACGAACTTGTAGACGGTTCATCAACTATAACGACCGGACAAATACCGTTTTCAAAAGTTGATAGTGGTTTTACTAATGAAGATCTAACAAATGAAGTTAATGCTGCACAAAGTGGCACTGCTCAGCCAATTTTTAACACAAGAAACTTGGCGAGCCAATCAAAATATGGTCCTCGAAGCAGGAGTTACACAAATCTTGCTTATCAACAAAGTGGTTTAGTTGATGAACCAACTTTTATTGGCCAATTTTGGACAAACAGATACGGTGATATTCAATATTTGCCTCGAGAATTAGAGACCAGTTACGCAGTTCTTAAAGGTTCGGCAGTAGATGATGGTGTAGCAATGCTTTCATTTATGAAGTTGCTATGGCCTGACACGGCGCTATGGAATCGTATAACGATCAAGTACAAGCCGACCGGTGCAGCCTCAACTCAGACGATCCAAATGATCGCTACTCGAAGGCTGATTACTGCAGACCCGTCCAATACTACGATCAGACTTACTGTTAAGTCTGGCGTGGATAATCAGTCGTTTGAATTAAACAGTTCCACTTACGGAATACTTGACACTAATAGACTCGCATAAGGAGAAACATTATGGCTACACAGTGGACAGCAGGGACGACTAGCGGACAGGTGTTGACGGCGGCGACTCTTAACACCATCGGGGCTGTTGCGGAGGGTTACACGCCAGCACTTACGGCGGTAACTACAAACCCGACTTTAGGCACGGGAAGTTTTCAAGACGCCAGATACCAATTAATTCAAAAACGGGCATTTGTTGAAGGTGCAATCTTTTTTGGTTCATCAGGTGCAGCTGCAGGGACGGGCGCATATCGAATCAGTGTCCCATCAGCCATCTCAATCAGAAGCAATAACTCGCCTATTGGTTACGGTCTTTTTTATGACTCTTCGGCAGGCTTTACTTTTTACCCAATGCAAGCGTTCTACATTTCGGCGACAACTTTTAGCCTTGTAGTTGCGTCACCTGCTTACACTGCTGCAAGCGTGCTTTCGTCCACTGTTCCAGTAGTGCCAGCAAACTCTGACCAAATCCGTTTTACTCTTTGCTACGAGGTGGCATGATGAACCTATCGCACGAACTTGACCCCGACGAAGTACCAGCCGAATGGTGGGCCGAAAGAATGCGCAACCATCGTGACCGCCTACTCAAAGAATCCGATTGGACACAAGTTGCAGACGCACCCGTAGACCGTGAAGCGTGGGCGACCTACCGCCAAGCCCTACGAGACTTCCCAGCAACATGGACCGCAGGACCCGAGGCCGACTTTCCCGATACACCATGAAAACTCTTGCCGTGATCGCAGCTCTCGCCATCGTCCTGATGTTTGTCGTTACTGGATGCAGTGACCGCACTCGATACAACTGTCAAGAAAACCCAACCGCAGAAAGATGCAACCCATGATCGCCTCAGCCATCACCGTCACCACCAGCCCAACACTTTTGGTAGCCGAAACCGCCAACGCGACCCGCACCATCTACTTTGAACCAGTCGGAAACGATATCCATATTGGCGGATCAGCAGTCACCACCACAACAGGACTGGTCACCAAAAAAGACGTTATTACGATGATGGTCTTGCCACCTCAAAACTCGTTGTATGCGGTCACATCCACTGGCACAGTAACGATCCGAATCATGGTCCCTGAAGGAGATTTCTGATGCGCAAAAGACTGACAAACTCAGAGATCAAAGCGCGACTAATCCTTGTTGTCGGCGTCACCCTTTCACTAACTTTCGTCCTAAGTACCACCTCACTTCTCTACGGCTTACTGTTTGTCGTGCAACCTTTGGAAGTGTCACCAAACGACGAAAGCGCATGGTCGTTACTTTCGCCGATGATGCTTTTTCTGACCGGAGCACTCTCAGGAATCCTTGCCAGTAACGGCCTTAAAGACAAGGGAGAAAAAGATGAAGCGTAAGTACACGGGATCAACCGACGCTCGAGGCAACGTCCGACGCATGGGCACCCTCAAATTCATGGATTACTGCACCTACCTGTTCGGCGTCAAAAGTATCGGTGTCTACTCTGACCGTGGGATGCGCTCAGACCCCTCTAAAAAGTCCGTACACGCCACCTGGCGAGCAATGGACCTCAAAGGGACAGTTGAGCAACGCAAAGCCTTAAACGAGTTCCTAATCGCTTACGCCGACATTCTCGGTCTTGAGGAGCTGCACAGTTATGACGGCGTAGGCGTCCCGCTCAAGTGTGGCAAATGGGGCGCAGGCTGGAGATGCGACCGTGACGCCTGGAAAGTGTGGACCGACAAAGCCAACGGTGGCACCCCAGGAGCAGGGTGGAGCCACATAGAAATAGACTCAGCGCACGCCGACAATGTGGCCCTAGTTGACCAGAGTTTCAAAACGATCTTTGGGCAATGACTTGACTACCGACCTTTGAGTCGGTAAACCTACTCCCGACCTCGGAAACCCGACTCAGGAGGAAAGATGCAATTATCACTTTTTACGGAACTAGAAGTTCCTGTCCAACATTTGTCTCGCACAAATGATCATGAGACCTCAAAGGCTGGTGCCAAATCTGTGAAGTTCCGAGCAGGAACACAAATGGCTCTACTTTTACAGGCTTATTATGACGCTCGTTTTCAATGTGCTTTGACTGACGATGCAGCTGCCGAAATTGCAGGTTTACGATTAAAGGCTGGAGCGTGTTGGTGGCATCGTTGCTCAGACTTGCGCGCTAAAGGGCTTATTGAATCTGTAGATGTTGCGGTTTCACCTTTTACAGGCGAGGACCGTATGACTTGTCAAATAACTAGCGCAGGCATTGCTTACGCGCAACAATTAAGGACTTCTAAATGAACTTAAAACGACTAGCACTTTTAGCACTTGGCACCTATGGATTATGTGCTTTGTGGGCAATCACTGGCGTACAGGAATCGTCACCGATGCTCACCATTGCGCCCAGGCAAACAATCACATTGCAGGACCTGACACCCCAGCAACTTGCCGACCGCGCAGAGGAACTACTAGCAACAACAACGACCACCACCACAACAACCGTCTTATCGTCACCAAGGATCGCAGACGTACCAGTCGAAACCAAATGCCAAGAATGGTTCCCGACCGCGATCTCGGTTGGTTGGCCCAACAACACTGAGACACTGCAAAAACTTGGTCGCCTGCTCTGGAAAGAAACAAGGTGCCTGAACATCACACCGCTGTCTAGTGACCCCGAACTGGCAGACCGCTTTAACGGATCGGATCACGGGATTGCTCAGATTAATGAGATTCATACCAAGTACGTGGAGCAAGTATTCAATATGCCGTTTGCCGAAGCCATGAGCGATCCGACCCTCAACCTTAGGTTTGCCTACCTGCTCTACTCCGACATAGCCGAAGGTGGCGGATGCGGTTGGAAACCGTGGAAACTGTGCTAAACATCCACCGTCCCGACTGGCAGACAGACGCAGCTTGTCACGACCTCCCACTCGACTTATTCTTTCCGAGTTCCGGTATGCAATCAATGCGAAACATCAATGTTATTAAGCCTTTCTGCGACGCCTGCCCTGTTCACGTCGAATGTTTGGCATACGCACTTTCGCACCCAGACGAACGCGGAATATGGGCTGGCACCACAGAGAACGACCGTCGCAAGATCAGGTCTAAAAACTTTCAAGCCACAGCCCTGGTCTATAGTGACGGAAAGTACCGACAAGTGAAAGGCCCGACATGAACCAACAGTTATCGGATATGACCGCGGCAATCGCCAAGGCTGAGATCGCTATGAAAGCAGCCGCTTGGCAATTAGAAGCGCAGAAGAGTGACATTGAAATGTTGCGTAAAGCCCTATTTGAATTGGCTTATGTTGCTGAGGAGCATGGCATTTATTTGTCCAACCTCACCCGGTCAACACAAGATGTCATAGTGGCCATGAGGCTTGGCGGTTTCAAGTGAACTGCACACAATGCGAAAAACCGTTTACTACCGCCAGTGTCAGGATGCGTACTGAGTTACGAGGAATCTGCATTTACTGCGCCAAAGAAAACAATTTTGCTGGCATGACATTGGAAGAAGTCGCTCGATGCGTGTCATTTCTTAAAGCAATAGAGGATTACGAAAATTCTACTTTTAGCCAACGCCGACATTTAAAGGACATGGAATCATGAGTTTCAATCCAGCCGATTACGCATCAGTGCAAGAACGCCTCCCACTGTTTTGGAAGGACTGCCCACGCGGACGCATTGTCACCGAAATCATTGTGGACGACGGCACTCGAATCGTCATGAAAGCGTCCTTATA